AAGATTCTTCCTGGAGATTACAAGATTAATTTCGCGAAAAATGTTGTTGGCGAATTTGTACATAAGACTATTTCGCTGACTTATTGGTTTGCCATGGAAGCTAACACCTCTAAGTATGGATCTAAATGATGAAACCTGAAAATTTCCTGTGGGTAGAAAAGTATCGTCCCGCAACCATCGATGAGTGTGTTCTCCCCATGTCGCTGAAGTCAACCTTCAGCGACATGGTTGCTAAGGGAGAACCTCAGAATTTGCTCTTCTCTGGTACTGCTGGTGTTGGCAAGACAACAGTCGCAAAGGCACTCTGCAATGAGATGGAGTGTGACTGGATTATTATTAATTGCTCAGAGGAAGGAAACATTGACACGCTGCGAACAAAGATTCGTCAGTTTGCCAGTACCGTATCTCTGAGTGGGGATACTAAAAAGGTGGTCATTTTAGATGAGTTTGATTATTCAAATGCTAATAGCATTCAACCTGCTCTGCGAGGTGCTATTGAAGAATTTGCAAATAATTGTAGGTTTATCCTTACTTGTAACTATAAATCAAGAATTATTGAACCTATTCACTCTCGTTGCACTTGTATTGACTTCGTACTTGCTGCCTCCGAAAAACCAACCATTGCCGCAAAGATGATGGAACGGTGTTCATATATTCTTAACCAAGAAGGTGTTAAGGCAGATAAGAAGGTTCTTGGTCAATTGATCATGAAGCACTTTCCAGATATGCGTAGAATTCTAAATGAATTGCAACGGTACGGAGTGTCTGGTACGATTGATGTGGGAATTCTTTCCTCTATCGCAGAGGTAGAGATTAAGAACCTGATGACTGCACTTCGCAACAAGGATTTTGTCACGGTTCGTCGTTGGGCAGCACTCAATGCTGAAACCTCCCCCCAAGAGATCTATAGGAAAATCTACGATGCCCTTGGTGAGCATATGGAGAATCAGACCATTCCAGAGGCGATCTTGATAATCGCAGAGGCACAGTATCGCTCTGCTTTTGTTGCTGATCAAGAGATCAATCTTGTAGCGTGTCTAGTCCAGTTGATGATGTCTTGCGCTTTCAAATAATATGCTTTCCGATATCTTAAACTCAATCAATCAGACCAAGGAAAATCTCCTATCCAAAGACCCCCGTCTGGAGAAGGATTATGTTCCCTTTGTCATCAATAAATGCTTTTCGTATTTTCCCGATACCATCTTTTATGCCAATAGAATGAATCAGTCTGCATTCTTAGATAAAAAGATGCAATATGACTATTATATTCACTCAATATCCAAGCGTAAGCGTTTTTCCAAGTGGATCAAATCCGAGGAAAGCAAGGATTTAGAGGTGATCAAGGAAGTCTATGGGTACTCAGATGCCCGTGCTAGGGAGGTAATTGACTTGCTTCCTATGGACAAATTACGCGAATTAATACAAAAAGGTGGTCAAAAACGGTAAAACCCTAAATATTTTCTATAATATGGAGCATTATTATGGAAGATATTTTTGAGGGATTGGGCGTGGAGATAACATTGAAAAGTGAAGAAGATTTCCTTAAAGTTAAGGAAACTCTCACTAGAATCGGTGTATCTTCTAAAACTGAAAAGAAATTATATCAATCGTGTCATATACTACACAAGCGAGGTAGATATGCTATCATACATTTTAAAGAAATGTTTGTTCTTGATGGTCTTGACTCTGATATATCAGAAGACGATCTTGGGCGAAGAAATACAATAGTTAAATTACTGGTAGAATGGGAATTGGTGAATGTGATAGATCCAAAACAGTATGAGCAACCACAACTTTCTCTTGCTAGATTGAAGATCATTCCGCATAAAGAAAAGAAAGAATGGACTTTGATTCCTAAGTATCACATCGGTAAGTGACATATATAAGTGTGGAGATTTTATATTATGAAAAAAATGCAAGCAATTGGTGCTCCATTTCAAATAGAATATTCATCAAATTCTAATTTATTGCCACAATCCTTCAGTTGGATCGCGGAAGACTTTCCTGTAAAAGTTTTTATAGATGGTGGAATTGCCATCGGAATGTCTTATCAAAAGAAACCTGGAACACTGAAAATAGCATGGGTTTGCGAATCGCGTGCTATTTTTCATGCAATGAACTTTCCAAGAGAAGTTTGGGAAGAACAATTTTTAAATATTTGCGATTCATATGATCTTCTTTTTACTTCTGAGAAGAGTTGGTTGGGAAAGCATCCAAATGTAAGATATTGTCCAGCAGGAAGTAATCTTCCATGGATAAAGAACCAAGATATTTTTCCAAAAACAAAATTAGCATCTATGATTGCTTCTCCCAAGAAATTTGCATTTGGACATGCTATTCGTCATCAATTGGCAGAACAATATAAAAATAACCTTGATCTGTATGGTGGAGTTCTTGGATCTCGTAGATTAAGTCCAGGTGTTCCGTGGGGCGATAAGTCTGAAGGACTGAATGATTATATGTTTTCTATTACTGTGGAAAATGATAAGTACAGTACATATTATACAGAGAAAATAACTGATTGTTTTGCTACGGGAACAATACCAGTATATTGGGGAGCACCAGATATTGGTGATATCTTCAACAAAGATGGAATTATAGAATTAACTCCAGATTTTGATCCAAAAACATTGACAAAAGAACTATATGAAAGTAAACTTGATGCAGTAAGAGACAACTTTAATCGGGTTAAAGAACTTGTTTCTGCTGATGATCAATTATTTAAATTAATCAATGAAAACTGAAATTGTATCCTTTTATTGTGATATAGATGATCGTACATACTATAGCGATCACGCGCGTCGTCTGAGAATCAATTGCAATGAGAATAATATTCCACATGATATTCGCGAATTACCTTCGCGTGGTGAATACCGTTTAAATTGTCTTGCTAAACCAAGATTCATTCTTTCTGTGTTGGAAGAAAAGAAACGACCATTTGTGTGGATGGATGTTGATTCTTTGATTCATGCTGAACTTTCTATATTTGATACCCTGAAAGACAACTGCGATATGGCATTTGCATATCAAGGCAATCCTCCAGATGTGAATCCCAATTTACCCAAAGCATCACCAATTTATGTAAATTATACAGAAAAGACTATACAGTGTTTGACTTACTGGGTTGAACGATGCGAATTCAATGAAATGAATTTGGGTGTGAAATTTTTTGATCATGAAGTTCTGATGGGTGAAGTATTGCCAGAATTTTTATCCAAGATGCGAATTGGTATGCTTGGACATCCATATGCCATATGGCCTGGAACATCATTGCCAGAAGGATTCACGCCAATGATAACAATGGGAATTGCTGATGGAAAATCCAAAGAAAATTCACTGAGAGAAATGGGACTTCGAGAAGAAATCGTAAAATTTAACTTAGTAGGTAATGCAAGTGAATAAACAAGTTTTATTTTGGCAACCAGCTGGCATTGGTGATATATTCTTCTTACAGAAGGCAGCAAGACATTTTATATCTTCAGAATATGAAGTCATATGGCCTGTGATTCCAGAATTCCTATACATCAAGGATTACATCAAGGGAATCAATTTTGTAAATGTAAATGAAGATTTTCCTCGTAAGGAATTATATAAGACACCAATTGCAATCAATACAGAAGAATTCATTTATATTCCTTTTGATATTTCACATCATAGATTTGGTGTGCTACCGATGAAGGGCAAGTATCTGTTGATGCAATTCCTGGGATTTGATGTCAATGAAAATAATTGGAAAGATTATTTGCAATTTGAACGAAATCAAGAACGAGAGATTCGTTGTAAGGAAATCCTTGGTATAAAGAACGAACCATTTATTTTTGTGAATAATATGTTTGCTTCTCCACCTGATATGGTATACAGGGAAGTCAATATTACAAATTCAAATATAAAGTGTGTATACCATAAACCAGAACATATCAAACTATTCAATGTATTTGATCTATGCTGGGTTATTGAGAATGCTGTAGAGATTCATACAGTTGAAACTTCACTTTGCTATCTTGTTGAAAAACTAAATACTAAAGGAAAACTGAACATGTATTCGCGAAAAGTGAATGACAGATTGCAGAATCCAGATTTTTCATATGTTGACCATATTTATAAAAAGGATTGGAATTATATAATATGATGCTTGAAGTTTCTATTGGCGAGGCAATTGACAAATATACAATTCTTACAATCAAAGAAGAATGTATCAAAGACGAGAGAAAACTCGTAAATATTAAAAAAGAAAGAATGGAAATTGAAAAATCCCTGATAGATCAGGGATACTTTTATTCATTCATCGAAGAGATGGCAGACTTGACTAAAGTAAATAAAACTCTTTGGGATATAGAAGATCAGATACGAATTAAAGAAGCAAATAAACAGTTCGATCATGAGTTCATAGAACTTGCAAGATCTGTTTATATTACTAATGATAAAAGATTTGAAATTAAAAATCAAATCAATCAAAAGTCAAATTCGAATCTCAAAGAAGAAAAGTCGTATGCCAAATACAATTGATATATCAGATATAACATTTCTTGGAGTGGACGGTGTTGGTAATGATGCAACTATATTGCGTTCATTAAAATACAGCAAACAATTTTTTCCAAATGCTAAAGTTAAATTTTTAACTTCAGGAAATCATCATTCAATCGATCCTGATATTGAACATGTGCAAATACGAAATCTTGGATACGATGAATTTAGCAAATTCTGTTTAACTGAATTGTATCGGTATTTTGATACTAGTTATATGATATATTGTCATGGTGATGGGTTTGCCACAAATCCAAATGCATGGACTGGTGAATTTTTAAAATATGATTATCTAGGAGCACCTTGGCCAAGATCTAATCTAGAAAGAAGTTCAAATAGATGGGAATTGGTTAAAAAAGCGTACTACGAATCACAAAAAACTTATTTTGTTGGGAATGGTGGATTTTCATTTAGATCTAAAAAATTAATGGAATCTGTAAGTCAACTGTACAAAGATGAATATTATGGTATACCAGAAGATCTTGTCATAGCAATAATCATGCGAAAACAACTGGAAAAACAAGGATTTAAATTTACAAGTGATATAGGAGTTGCTGGTAAGTTTTCATGTGAAGCACCCTTTGTAGATGGATACATACTTTCATCGGATGAGAGTTTTGGATTCCATTGTGGTGGAACTCATCCCCACAAAGTGAAATTATTGGAGACTGTATGAAGGTTTTAATTACTGGTGTTGCTGGTCTTTTAGGTTCTCGTCTTGCTGATTGGTTGATTGAGAATGACAAAGCAACGGTGTATGGTATTGATGATCTTTCTGGTGGATACATCCAGAATGTAAATTCTAAAGTTGTTTTTTACAACTACGACCTTACAAGCAATAGCAAAAAAATAGAATATCTTTTCAAGGAACATAAGTTTGATTATGTCTTTCATTTTGCCGCATATGCTGCTGAAGGGTTAAGTCCTTTCATTCGTCAATATAATTATGAAAATAATCTGATTGCAACTACAAAGTTGATCAATCTTAGCATCAAGCACAAGATCAAGAGATTTGTATTTACATCGACCATGGCAGTTTATGGCAATGGTGAAGTTCCCTTCAAGGAATCGCATCAGCAAGCACCAATAGATCCATATGGCATTGCAAAATATGCGTGTGAGATGGATCTCCATGTTGCAGGAGAACAGCATGGTCTTGATTGGTGTATCTTTAGACCTCACAATGTATATGGTGTCAATCAAAACATCTGGGACAAGTATAGAAATGTTTTAGGTATTTGGATGTATCAGCATCTTAACGGTATGCCAATGACGATCTATGGTGATGGAGAGCAAACCAGAGCATTTAGTTATATTGATGACTGTGTTCCATACTTTTGGATGGGTGCTATTGAAGATAAGGCATCAAAGCAAATATTCAATATTGGTGGAGATGATCATATTTCTATAAATGATGCTTGCAATTTGTTAATTGATGTGATAGGATCTGGAACCAAACAACATCTTGAACAACGACATGAAGTAAAACATGCATGGGTGACGCATGATAAGATCAAGGATGTTCTTGGATATAAGCAAGTAACAACTCTAAAAGACGGATTGAGTAAGATGTGGGAGTGGGCAAAAACTCAACCAATGCGTGAAAGAAAACTATGGTCGAAGTATGAATTAGATGTGGGCATTTACAACTATTGGAAAGTGAAATAATATGGCACAAGGTGTACATAAAATTACAGAACAGTTCGAGGAAAAGGTAGCAGAATATACTGGTGCGCCTTATGCTGTTGCTCTTGACAACATGAGTAACGCATTGTTTCTTGCTTTGTATTATGAGAAAGTTCAAGGACTTGAGATCACAATACCAGCAAGAACTTATATGTCAGTTCCCTGTGAAATTATTCATGCTGGTGCAAAAGTAAAATTTGAACCAGTCGAAGGAACCAAGATCAAAGGTGGGTATCAACTAAAACCAACAAAGGTTTGGGATTGCGCATTGCAATTCACAACAAACATGTATGTGCCAAATACACATATGTGTTTATCTTTCACTGGACCATATAAGCATCTTAAATTGGGCAAGGGTGGCATGATAATTACTGATGATGTGGATGCGTACAAGTGGTTCAAGAAAGCAAGATTTAGTGGAAGAAATGAGTGTTCTTATCACGAAGATACATTTGATATGTTGGGGTGGAACTTCTATATGATGCCAGAGATTGCTGCCCGTGGTCTTCTTCTGATGACACAGTTTTATAATCTTGATGGCACTCCAAAACACAATCCAGATCTTGAATTACCATATCCAGATCTTTCAAAGCATCCAGTATATACAGATAGTAAATAATGATTCATATATTTTTTAGACATTATAATGTTGGTGGAAGCAATAATGCTGCAAGACAAGACAATCGTTATCAAGCACGATCTGCTCGTCGTTGGGGAAATGTAGACAATTGGTTTAATTATGAAAAAGTATTTTTAAATCTTCTTCGTACTACTGCTGGTGCTAATGTTAAGATTAATGTTGTTATGGATGGCATCATCGAAGAAAATTGGATTGCAAAATACAAAAATAAATTTACACCATATGAAATTGTCGGTGGAACTGATTTTGCGTCATTTTTTCCAACAATGGATATTGTAAAAAATGATACATCTATTCGACAAAATGATATAGTTTATCTTTTAGAAAATGATTATCTTCATGTTGATGGATGGGTTTCAAAGGTAGAAGAACTCTACACAATGTACAATGATAATGTAAGTTATGTTTCACTATACGATCATTTGGATAAATACATTTATGATCATTATTCGCATTTGAGGGAAAAGATTATTATAACCAGAACCCATCACTGGAGAACTACCCCAAGCACAACGGGAACATTCATGTTAAGTAAGAAAATCTTCGATGAGGATTATGATGTTCATTCGACACGAAAAGAAGATCATGGTAAATTTGTATGGTTACAAGAAAATAGAAAAAGATTTCTGTTGACTCCTATCCCTGGATTATCAACTCATTGTGTTGGAGAATGTTCACCCACAATTGATTGGCAAGCAATTAGCGATAGAGAGGTAATACAGTGAATACAGTTGAAGAATCGTATCGTGCATTGTCTTTGAGTGCATCGGATATAAATGATGCTTGCAATTTGTTAATTGATGTGGTAGGATCAGGTACTAAACAGCATCTCGAACAGAGACATGAAGTAAAACATGCATGGGTGACGCATGATAAGATCAAGGATGTTCTTGGATATAAGCAAGTGACATCTTTAAAAGATGGATTGGGTAAAATGTGGGAATGGGCAAAGACCCAACCCATGCGGGAGAGAAAGTTATGGGATAAGTATGAATTGGATAAAGGAATTTACAACTATTGGAAAGTGAAATAAAAATGAATAAACCAAATTTAAAACAAGAAAGAATGCATGGAATGGGAGATGCTGGTGGAGTTAATTATATAGAAGGATTAGATGAACTTTGTTTATTTTTTAAAATGAACAAAAATCATAAAGTTCTAGAATTAGGTTGTAATGATGGAGTTAGCACATCTTTATTTGCATACTATGCTGATGTTGTTGATACTGTTGATATAGTTTTAACAGAAAAAATGAAAAATATTTTAAATTTTCATAAAAACATTAATTTTAAACAAGGAAGTATTTCTCAGATAGTTCCAAATTTAATTGATGATTATTATGATTTTATTTATATTGACGCAGATCATTCTTTTCATTCTGTAGTACATGATATAAATGTTAGTCTTCCAAAATTAAAAAAAACTGGAATAATGTCTGGACATGATTATATACCAGATAGTCCAACATTATTTGGAGTAAGTCAAGCAGTAAATAGTTTATTTAATATTGAAAAAATTAAAGTTTTTTCTGATTATAGTTGGGCAATTATTGGAGAATAAAATTCATGAAATGTTTAGTAATTGCAATGGTCTTACTATACTGAAACGAGTTGGTTCATGATAGATTTATCAAAAGTAACTTTAGTCACTATAGATGGTACTGGCAAAGATACTTCCAAACTTATTGAAGTAATCGATATCTGCACTCGTAAAATAAACTTTGGGTCTGTTATTTTGATTACAGCAGATCCAGACATTCAGACTACTGCTAAAGTGACAATTCATACAATTGACAAGATGTCATATCCAGAGTATAATACATTTTGTATAACGGATTTGAATAAATATGTCAATACAGAATTTTGTTTGATTGTTCAGACTGATGGATTTATCTGCAAACCAACAAACTGGACAGATGAATTTTATAACTATGATTACATCGGTTGTCCGTGGATGGATGCCGAACCTGGATATTTTCCTTGGGTTACTGAACCAAAGTATCAAGTTGGTTGTGGTGGATTTTGTTTCCGTAGTAAGAAATTACTACAAACAGGAGCAAATATAAGCAGGGAATTTATCTCAAGAATGACACACGCAGGAATGGGTGAGGATGTAATCATATGTGTATCACTGAGGGATTATTTTGAAAAAATGGATTGTAAGTTTCCAACAGGAGAATTTGCAAAGAAGTTTGCACTAGGGAGTGCTCCGCTAAAGGAAAATCAATTGGAAACTACATTTGGATTCCACAGCAATGAATATATGTCGGAAGTTAAAAAAATGATTGAAAGATGGGATGAATATGAAATTACAAGAAATACTAACAGAGGAAATTAATTTATGAAAGTTAGACCAATGCGACCACTTGAAGGTGTACAAGGATTGATTGATATTTGCGATTTTGTTTCTAGTAACATTAAAGTAGAAACTGCTTTAGAGTTGGGATCATATATTGGAGAATCAACTGTTACATTTGCTAAAAATTTTAAAGATTTAAAAATTTTGTATGCAGTCGATCCGTTTAGTTTAAATTTTAATTCTGATAATTTATTTGATGAAGAAAATATAGAAGGAATAATGAACATTTTCTATAAAAATATTGAACAATATCCATCAATCAAGCATATTAGAAAAGATTCAGAAAACGCATCAAAAGATTTTGAAAATAAAATTTTTGATTTCATTTATATTGATGGTTGTCACTCATTTGATTGTGTGATGAAGGATGTTAAATATTGGAAACCAAAAGTAAAAGAAAATTGTTATATGTCATTCCATGACATTGATTGGTATGAAGTTGTATCTGCATTATCTTTACATTTTGATATCGATAACGGGTATATGACCAAAGACAACAGCATTACTTTTAGAGTTCAATAAAATTAAGAGGAATAAAAATGCAAAGAAAAATATATGATTGTTTTCAATTTTTTAACGAATTGGATATTCTTGATATTAGATTAAATGAATTGGATTCTCAAGTTGACTATTTTGTTATTGTTGAAGCAGAATTGAGTCATCAGTTAAAACCAAAACCATTATATTTTAAAGAAAATAAAGAAAGATATTCTAAATTCTTGCATAAGATCATTCATGTTGTTGTGCCAGCAGATAAATTTGTATCGAATACGGTTCAGCATTTTGCTCATCATAATGATCAAATTCAAAGAAATTCTTTGAGAAATGGAATAGAAAATGCCAATGATGAAGATTTTATTATTATATCTGATTTAGATGAAATTGTTTCTAGTAAAAAAATACAAGATTATAAAAATTCACAGTATTGGGAATCTCCAATACCTGTTATATTTGAACAAAATTTTTATTTATGGTATTTGAATGCAAGAGCAGACGGATTCCCTTGGATTAATTCTGGAATGTGTTTAAAGAAAGATTTAGAGGAAATTGGAACAAGAGGATTCAAGGATAACAAAACTTGTTTTACATTTCCTAGAATTAAAGATGGTGGTTGGCATTTTTCTTATATTGGAAATCCTAATACTGTAAAAACAAAACTTGATAATTTTGCACATACAGAATTCTCTCATCTAACTATTGATGACTTAAAAAAGAATAGAGAAAATTTAATCGACCCATTAGGGAGAAAAGACGAAGGTATAAATATAGTTGTAGACTCAATACAGACTATGCCACAGTATGTGCAGGATAATATAGAAAAATTCAAGGACTTTTTAATATGAAAAATATATTGGTTTTGGGTGGTGGGGGATTTATTGGTTCTCATCTCGTTAAACGACTTAAAAATGAAGGAAATTATGTAAAGGTATGTGATCTTAAATATCCAGAATATTCTGCAAGCACAGCAGATGATTTTATGATTGGAGATTTGCGCGATCAAGTGGTGTGCGACAAACTCTTTAATATGCATTATGACGAGGTTTATCAACTCGCTGCTGATATGGGTGGTGCAGGATATATCTTCACTGGAGAGAATGATGCAAATGTAATGCATAATTCCGCTCTTATCAATTTAAATATTGTTGAGCGTTGTATGCGTACTGGAGTAGGAAGAGTGTTTTATTCTTCATCTGCTTGCATGTACCCTGCATACAACCAGGAAGATCCAAATAATCCAAAGTGTTCAGAATCTTCCGCATACCCTGCTGCACCAGATAGTGAGTATGGATGGGAGAAACTTTTCAGCGAAAGACTTTATCTATCTTATGCTCGCAATCATAAGTTGAATGTAAGGATTGCAAGATATCATAATATCTTTGGACCAGAAGGCACATGGAAGGGTGGCAAGGAGAAAGCACCAGCGGCACTTTGCCGTAAGGTTATAGAAGCAAAAAATGGCACGATTGATGTGTGGGGTACTGGAGAACAAACTCGGTCATTCCTATATATCGATGAGTGTGTTGAAGCAACTCTAAGATTGATGCGATCAGATTTTTCTGGTCCAGTGAATATTGGTTCAGAGGAAATGATAACAATTAATAATCTAGCAAAGATGGTTATTGATATCTCTGGAAAAGATGTTAAGATACACAATGTGAAAGGACCAGTTGGAGTTATGGGTAGAAATTCTGATAATAAACTCTATAAGGAAAAGATTGGTTGGGAACCATCGCAACCACTTTCTGTTGGTATTGAGAAAACTTACAAATGGATTGAAACTCAGCATGAGGATTGTTCGTCATTTACTAGCGTTCCAGTTCATGCAAATTCCGCACAACTGGACATGGAAGATAAACATAGAAAGTAAAATGCATTACATCATCGTATATGAAGATGGTAAACCATTCTTGTCAATACCGACATATGAAAAGAATGTTGATGTGGACAAGATAGTCAAAGACTACAGATTGAATAAAACTGTAGTAATCAAAGTAGAAGAACAAGATAAATTTATAGGATGGTAAACAATGAAAATTGTATTTTTTAATCATCACCCAGATGAAATGTATTGGCATATTAAAACTTTTGAAGCACTTGGTCATGATTGTCATGTTGCTACTAGAAAATTAACACTAGAATGTGGAGAGAATTATTGCTCTTTTGACGAAGAGGGGCATGTTCAAAAAGGTCCAGTATTCTATAAATGGGAACATCTTCACCCAGACATGAACTTGAAATTTACTGACACTATTCATGGATTTGATGCTGCTGTTACAATCAGTGGAAAGATTCCATATGTGCTCGCACCAAAAATGAAAGTCTTTGCTTGCGTAGTAGTTAAGTTTGATATTGATAAGTTTAATGGTGTGGATAATATCATCAAGATCATAGCACATCCAGATGCTAAACAATGGAATGGACATTTTGTTCCAAAGTTTGTTCCGCAATATGGAAAGATCGGTCCACAGACTTATATCAGTCAGTTGATGGAGAGATATTATACCATGTATCTTGCAGACTTGATGAAGTTGAAGCAAGAAGGATTCCCAGTCATTGTTTCTGGTGCAATCGAAGCACCAGATGGAGTTGTTCACGATCTTCGTCTATTGGAACAAACTAGATTTCTAGTTCACGACAAGGCATATGGGATTTCATGTGGTGCTGTTCTCAAAGCATTGGACTCTGGATGTAAAATTTATATGACAAAGAAAAATAGAATTGAAACTGGTCTTTCTGATATTCCAGATGAATGTTTCATATTTAATGATGATATATCAATTAAAGATGCATACGATAAGTATGCTGATTATGATAAATCTCATATTCAAACCTTGTTTAGAAATGTGAGAAATTTAGATAATGCTGTCAACCATTTATCCAATTTACTAAAATGATATCGGTATTTGGATCTAGTGGATTTATTGGGTCTAGATTTGTTGATACATTCAAAGACAAATGTATCGCTATACCTAGAGAATGTAATACACCACAATCTAATACTGTTCTTTATTTAATAAGCACAGTTGATAATTATAATGTATATACAGATCCATATTTGGATGTTAATACAAATCTCATAAAACTAATAAATGTTCTTGAACAGTGTAAAAACTTTTCAGAACCATTAACATTTAATTTTATCAGTTCTTGGTTTGTGTATGGAAAGACTAATGAATTTCCAGCAAAGGAAACTTCAATTTGCAATCCCAGAGGATTTTATTCGATTACTAAATATGCAGCAGAAAGAATGGTTGAATCTTATTGTGAAACTTTTAACATCAACTATAAGATAATGCGATTGACCAATATAATTGGTCCTGGTGACAAAAAAGTATCCAATAAGAAGAATGCATTGCAATATATGTTCAATCAGTTGAAATCCAATGATCAGGTCAAATTGTATAATAATGGAGAAGTTATTAGAGATTATATGGGTGTTGATGATTGTTGTAATGCTATAATGACATGTATTGATAATGCAGATAATAAATCCATAACAAATATTTCCAATTCAGAACCAACAAAGATAAAAGATATAATCAATTATGCTAAAGTTAAGTTAAATTCTCAAAGTGAAATATTATCAATAGATACACCACAATTTCATAAAACTGTTCAAATTGAGAACATGTATCTTGACAATACCGCTCTTTGTATGCTAGGATATACACCAAAAAGCACTGTGTATCAGTGCGTAGATTCTATATTGAAAATAAACAATGATTAATTTAAACACTGATAATCTTATTAAAGAAAAGTTATCAAAATTGATAACAGAGATTGTGATTTCATCTAAAAAAGAATGGATTCCAGGTATTGATTGGATTTCATATGCTGGATCTTTTATGGATGAAAACGAGTATATTGCTGCCGTCGAATGCCTATTGGATGGTTGGTTTGCTCTCGGTGAAAATGGTATTAAATTTGAAAGACAATTTAAATTTCATATAGGGAAAAATTATGGGTTATTGACGAATAGTGGATCTAGTGCAAATTTATTGATGGTTTCTGCGCTTAAATCTAAAAATTTATACAATTTGCCAGTAGGATCAAAAATAATAACTCCATGTGCTGGATTTCCAACAACAGTAAATCCAATATTGCAAAATGGTTTTGTTCCTGTTTTTGTGGATATAGAAATTGAGACTCTTAATATTGATTTGGATCAATTTGAAAAGGCAGCAAAAGATGGAGCAAGTGCAGTAATTTTTGCACATGTTTTAGGTAATCCTCCAAACATGGATCGTGTTATGGAGATCGTAGACAAATATAATCTTATTTTACTTGAAGATTGTTGTGATGCTCTTGGTAGTTCTTTTGATGGTAAACTTTTGGGATCGTTTGGTCAATTTGCATCATGTTCTTTTTACCCAGCACACCATATTACAATGGGAGAAGGTGGATTTGTTGGATGTAGAACAGAAGAACAAGAAACAGTAATTAGAAGTATTCGTGATTGGGGTAGAGGTTGCTATTGCTCTGGTAAAGGTTCTGCTTGCCTGAAGAATGGAATGTGTAAAAAGAGATTCAGCAATTGGTTGCCAGATATGCCAGATGTAATTTTTGATCACAAATATATTTACGATGAAATTGGTTATAATTTAAAACCACTAGATTTGCAAGCAGCTATTGGTCTAGTTCAGATTAAAAAAATACCTGAAATTATAAAAATAAGAAAGAATAATTTTAACAGATTATATTCTATATTTTCGAAATATGAAACAATATTTCATTTGCCCAAAGCAACTCAAAATTCAGATCCTTCATGGTTTGCATTTCCATTGACCGTGAGGGATGGTGTTCAGTTAAATAGATCTGATTTTACTTTATATCTTGAAAATTGTAAAATACAGACTAGAAATTATTTTGGTGGTAATTTATTACTTCAACCAGCTTATCGTGGATTGTATAGTGGAAACGCAATGATAGATTTTCCAGTTGCAACAAAAATTACAAAAGATACTTTCTTTTTAGGTACAAGTCCAGTAATTTCAGATCAACAACTTGTCTACATAGAAGAGAAAGTGAATGAATATTTTCAGTCAGTCAAGTTTTAAGAGTATTAATTATGAAACCAAAAATTGCACTATCTATGATCGTTAAGAATGAATCTCATATTATTCATGAGTGTTTGAATTCTATTTACAAGTACATTGATTACTGGATTGTTTCCGATACTGGATCCACCGATGGAACTCAAGATATCATTAAGAATTTCTTTGCAGAAAAAGGAATTCCTGGTGAGATTCATCAAGATGAGTGGAAGAACTTTGGTCACAATAGAACACAGGCACTTCGCCATTGTGATGGTAAGTGTGATTATATCTGGATGATTGATGCGGATGACTGCATAGAAGGTGATTTTAAATTTCCATTAGAAATGACAGCAGATGGATATGTGATTCGCATGGGTCGCGAAGATTTCTCTTGGTGGAGAACTCAAATTTTCCGAATGGATGCCAAGTGGGAATACAAAGGTGTTCTTCACGAATATCCAGCATGTGCTAAAGAACAACCAATGCTTACAAAGATTGAAGGAAAGTATAATCTCAATGCACGAACTCTTGGTGCAAGAAATGTTGGAATTACTCCAGTAGAAAAATACAAGAGAGATGCCGATATGCTTGAAATTGCAATGGTGGATGAACCAACCAACACTAGGTATCAATTCTATCTTGCACAATCGTATTTTGATTCTCAGCAATGGGAAAAGTCTGAGGCAGCATATAAGAAGCGTGCTGAAATGGGTGGATGGGCAGAGGAAGTTTATTACGCACTTTATCGTGTTGCTGTTTGTCGCGCAATGTTGGATAGACCGTGGCCTGAGATTCAAGCATCATTCCTTGATGCATATAATTATCGTCCAATTCGTTCCGAACCGTTGGTCCATATTTCCCAAGTTCTTCGTCAAAAATATAATCAACCAGCAGCTGCATTTGTGTTTGCACGAATGGCAGCAGAAATGCCACTACCTCAAGGTGAGATTCTATTTGTTCCTGATGCCATTTATAACTTTGTGGCATTAGATGAACTTGGAGCAACAGCATTTGCTGCTGGTAGACCAGAACTTGGATTTCTTGCGTGTAAGAAACTTTTGGAAGAAAATAGACTACCAAAGGGCGAAATTGACAGAGTTCAGCAAAATTATAATCAATATAAAACAATTCTTGAACAAATAGATCAACAACGAAAACAATACGAAGCACACATACAAAAAACACAACCAGTTCCTGAAATTAAATCCCAAAAATTTAAGGAACGAAAGAAACAAAAAGTTAAATAATTTTGTATAAATAGTGCTATAGTAAACTATGGCATTTCCAATAAATCCAATTTCAGGAACCACACACGGCGTTAATAGTCGTGTGTGGTCATATAATGGCATCGCGTGGGATAGACTAGATCTAGGAACTAGCACAGGGGGTTCTGGTGGTATTAGTGGTCCTTATGTAATATCCATAAACGGATTCATTGGTGGGGTCACGCTCTCAGCGGGGTCTGGTATCACTCTAAGTGGTACTGGTGGAATTATAACAATTTCCACTACTGGTACTGCTGGTCAAGGAACAATATTCTATTATCAAGCTACTGGTCCAAGTTCTGGTATAACTACTGGCGACAGGTGGATGGATTCCGATACAGGAATTGAATTTGTATACATCAACGATGGCAATTCTCCACAATGGGTTCAACCATTAAATGCTGGAACCGTGGGACCAGCAGGTGCAGCAGGAAATACTGGTAATACTGGAAATACTGGTATTCAAGGAAATACTGGTAATACTGGAAATACTGGTTCTCCAGGTATTCAAGGCAACACTGGTAATACTGGAAATACTGGTTCTCCAGGTATTCAAGGAAATACAGGTAATACTGGTGCTACAGGTATTCAAGGAAATACTGGTAATACTGGTTCTCCAGGTATTCAAGGAAATACAGGTAATACTGGTTCTCCAGGTATTCAAGGAAATACTGGTAATACAGGAAACAATGGAAACACAGGAAACACAGGTAATACTGGAAACACTGGTAATACTGGTAACAATGGAAACACAGGTGCTACTGGTTATGGATATACTGCTGCTGGTATTTCTGGTGGGTTCCTTTGGATATCGCCAGTAGATGAATTTGGTATTCGTGGAGCATCATTCTCCATTGGATATGTTCAAGGTAATACAGGTAATACAGGAAACAATGGAAACACAGGTAATACTGGAAACACTGGTAACAATGGAAACACAGGTGCTACTGGATCTGGTTATACTGGAATTGGTATATCTGGTGGATTCTTGTGGATATCACCAGTAAATAATTCTGGTAAAGGTGCTTCTTTTAGTATAGGATATGTTCAAGGAAATACTGGTAATACAGGAAACAATGGAAACACAGGAAACACAGGTAATACTGGAAACACTGGAAACACAGGTTCAACTGGTGCTACTGGTTATGGATATACTGCTGCTGGTATTTCTGGTGGGTTCCTTTGGATATCGCCAGTAGATGGATTTGGTATTCGTGGAGCATCATTCTCTATAGGATATGTTCAAGGAAATACTGGTAATACAGGAAACACTGGTAATACAGGAAATACTGGAAATACAGGAAACACAGGTAATACAGGTGCTACTGGTAACACAGGTTCAACTGGTGCTACTGGTTATGGATATACTGCCGCTGGTCTTTCTGGTGGATTCTTGTGGATATCACCTATAGATGGATTTGGTATTCGTGGAGCATCATTCTCTATAGGATATGTTCAAGGTAATACTGGTAATACAGGTGCTACTGGTCAAGCACCAATATTCTATTATCAAGCTACTGCTCCGACTTCTGGTATAACGACTGGCGACAGGTGGATGGATTCCGATACAGGAATTGAATTTGTATATATCTACGATGGTAACTCTCCACAATGGGTACAACCATTAAATGCTGCATCTCAAGGTAGTCAATATCTCTACGAGTTGACTCCCGCTTCCGCTACTGCGACAGGAACAAAAGGAGACATTGTTTACGACACAAACTACATCTATGTCTGCATAGCAACTGACACTTGGAAGCGGACAGCAATTTCTACTTGGGTGTGATCGTTATGGACTATAAATATTAAAGGATAATACATGCCATTAGATTTCCCTCCATCCCCAGCACCGAATTATATTTATACCTTTGGCACTTCTTCTTGGAAGTGGACTGGTGATTCGTGGACAGTTTATTCTACTCCACTTTTGGGTAACACTGGTGCTACTGGCAACACAGGTGCTACTGGTCCAGTTGGTGATTATGTAATTACATTCAATGGAAGAACTGGTAACATTCAAGGTGTGACATCAATCAATGGTGCTACAGGTACTATAATAAATGTGGCATTTACAAATCTAGGAAATACCTTTACTGTCAGACAGGTAATGAATGCTGGTCTTACGACTTCTTCTATAAATGTTGCTGGTGTAGCATCATTCAATCCATCAAACAGCGGACAGAATACTTTAGGCGGAACAAGTACCACTCTTGCATCAACTGCCACGACAGTTCAGAATACAGCAGCACTGCTGACTATTTCAACCACTTTCTTACCAGGAAACAATGCTACGCTCAGACTACAGGGATCTGATGGAAGTGGTGAAACTTCATATACTAATGATATTAAACCCCAGACTACACAGACTGGAAATTTAACACATACTCTGCCAGCGACTACAGGAACATTACTGAATGATAAATTACAGTATGTTGCTTCAATAAATGGAAGAACGGGTGACATTCAAGGTGTGACATCAATCAATGGTGCTACAGGTACTATAATAAATGTGGCATTTACAAATCTTGGAAATACCTTTAGTGTTTGTCAAGTATTCAATGCTGGCATAACCGCCTCTGGTGGAATGACATTATTTGGATCATTAAATTCTTATAGTGGAATTTCTGCTTCTGGCATCACATCAGATTCTGGGTATAAAATAACAGCTGGTGCAATCAATGCCCAAACAGTAAGTTATACTATGCTAGGATCAGACAACGGCAAAATCATAACCATGAATCCTGCTTCTACAGGAATCACACTTACTGTTCCTACTGGATTGCCCATCGGTCACACAACAACAATTATTCGTCTTAGCTCTACTCTAAATGTTGGAATAAGTGCCGCTAGTGGTGTGACAATCAATAGTTTCCAGAATCAGAAAAATATTGCTGGTCAACATGCTGCTGTAAGTTTGATTTCTTATACCACCGATACATTCAATCTTGCAGGAGGACTGACAGGATGATACTTCCTAATTGTCGTCCTGCATATTTAACACCAATACAGATCAAAGGATCCAATACTCCAGCAGCAGTGAATTGGACCAATATAAGATTTACCGCGTCTTCGGGAACACATCAATTCACAGAACAGCAAATAACAGGAATTTCAACTCCTATAGTTTTAAGTGTGAATGGAGCATGGGGATCCAATAGTACATTATATTATCGTGTTGCTCCAACTACAACGCCATTGCCAAACCCTTTACTCAATAAAGATGTATTTGTAGGAGTAACAGCATTTGATTACGCTGTAGGATTTGGATCATCCTCACAAGGATTCACTGCATGTCTTCCATTCAATAGTACTGGAAGCACTTTTGCAGTGAATAATAATGATTTTGTTGCATTTATATGCTGGGGTGCTGATCAGGCGCCTGGTCCATCAGTTATATTCCCAACATGGACAGTTACAGTCAATAACGAATCTGCTGGTGCAGCTACTTTGGATACTTTTGACGCAATAACAAATCCATAAATATAACGGAGAAATTATATGCCAGCATCACGGTACGATATTCAAGCAGATCAGGGAGCAACATTCAAGTTGCATTTGCATTATAAATTTTCTGGTGGAACTGGAATTGATATTGGAAACTTTACAGGAAGAATGCAAGTCCGAAGATCCTCAAAAGATCCAAATGTTATTTTATTCTTAACTCAAAATGGTGTTACTGGTGGTGGTATTACTGGAGAATTTGCTATTGGTAGTGGAATTGCTGGTAGTGGTGGAATTAGTTTCAATACTTCTATTTCTGGAGCAACAGCATTTACTGGTGGAATATTTCTAAGAGTTGATGCTGATACTATGACTAATGTTCCAAATGGAAAGCATTTTTATGATCTTGAATTAAAGAATTCGCTCAATGAAGTGATGAGACTTATGGAAGGTTCATTTGAAGTCTCAAGAGAAATTACGAGAACATAACAGATGGCAGAAGAGAAACCAATACTGGTAGTAACTCAAATTCCTCCGAACACAATTGTTACGGAGAGTTCTGCTAATAACTTAGTAGTCAATAACACATTACCATCCACAGTATTGATTGCTGCTGCATTGGGGCCAGCAATTGCTGGTGGTGCTGGTGCTCAAGGTATAAGAGGAACTACAGGTGCTACTGGTGCTACTGGTTCTGGTTATACTGCAATTGGTCTTTCTGGTGGGTTTCTTTGGGTTTCTCCTGTAAGTAATACTGGAGTTCGTGGAGCATCATTTTCCATTGGATATGTTTTAGGATCAACTGGTAACACTGGAAATACTGGTATTCAAGGTAACACTGGTAACACTGGTAATACTGGTTCTCCAGGTATTCAAGGAAATACAGGTAACACTGGTAACACTGGAAATACTGGTTCTCCAGGTATTCAAGGTAACACTGGTAATACTGGAAACACTGGTTCTGATGGTTCTCCAGGTATTCAAGGAAATACAGGTAATACTGGTTCTCCAGGTATTCAAGGTAACACTGGTAATACTGGAAACACTGGTGCTCCAGGTATTCAAGGTAACACTGGTAATACTGGTTCTCCAGGTATTCAAGGAAATACAGGTAATACTGGAAACACTGGTTCTCCAGGTATTCAAGGAAATACAGGTAATACTGGTTCTCCAGGTATTCAAGGTAACACTGGTAATACTGGTAATACTGGTTCTCCAGGTATTCAAGGAAATACAGGTAATACTGGTTCTCCAGGTATTCAAGGAAATACAGGTAATACAGGTAATACTGGAAACACTGGTGCTCCAGGTATTCAAGGAAATACAGGTAATACTGGTTCTCCAGGTATTCAAGGAAATACAGGTAACACTGGTAATACAGGTATTCAAGGAAATACAGGTAACACTGGTAATACAGGTAATACTGGTTCTCAAGGTCCATCTGGTGGTGTTAATTTTGCTTTTGGTGCAACTGCTCCTTCCAACCCAACTGGTGGAGATCAATGGTTAGATAGCAATACTGGAGCATTGCTCACTTATTTTTATGACGGAAATTCTTCTCAATGGGTTCAATTCCTTAAAGGAATTCCTGGTCCTCAAGGAGCAACTGGTCCGAGCGGAGTAGTCTCTGGTGATTATGTTGCTTTGTTCAATGGAAAAACTGGAAATGTTGGTATTTCTGCTGGATCGTTCATAACAATCACTCAAACAGGAAACACATTTACAATATCTTCTAGTGTAGGAACTGTTGCAGGTTCTACAGGAAATACTGGTGCTACTGGTTCTCCAGGTATTCAAGGTAACACTGGTAACACTGGTAATACAGGTATTCAAGGTAACACTGGTAACACTGGTAATACAGGTATTCAAGGTAACACTGGAAATACTGGTAACACTGGAAATACAGGTATTCAAGGTAACACTGGTAATACTGGTAACACTGGAAATACAGGTATTCAAGGTAACACTGGTAACACTGGTAACACTGGTATTCAAGGTAACACTGGTAACACTGGAAATACAGGTATTCAAGGTAATACTGGAAATACTGGAGCATGTGGTCCAACCGATATACGATCAACAAATTCAGCATCCACATTCTATCCATTATTTGCTGGAGGTTCTGGAAATACTTACATTTATATTGATGATGTCACTACACCATTTACATATGTCCCAAGTAGTGGTGCATTAACAGCAAAGATATTCGCCATAGCAACTGGAGTTAATTCATCCTCATTGAACGCAACCTATGTTGAATTTAATACTAGTACAGACTCATCAAGTGTTTCTGCTACCAATATTGGTAATGTTGGATCATCACCATTTACAGTTCAATCAAATGTTAAATTAAAATTAACTGCTCCAACTATAGAATTTTATGGATCTGGTTGGGGATATACATTCCCTGCATCAAATGGAACTACTGGTCAAGCATTACTGACAAGAGGTGATGCTGGACTTTATTGGGGAACGGTTTCTACATCTGGTGGTAGTGGAACAACTCTATTTGCTGGAAGAGGAATTACTCTAACTACAGCATCCGCAGGAACTACAGTTGCTACTATTCTAGGAATGACCAGTGCGAATGATGGATTCTTGATTTCTGGTGGTATAACCCAAAGAACTCTTGGATTTAGTGGTGGTGATGTGACAATTGAAGGTGGAACATTTGCATCAGTAATAACATTCCCAACTGTATCTACAACACTTGTTGGAATTCACAATGCAGTAACTTCGTTCAATGGATCAACTGGTGATATTACATTCGCTGGTGGTGTTACTGGAGTGAATGGTAAAACTGGAAATGCTTTTGTGTTTGAATATTATCTAGGGTTTACTTCCACCGTAAACACTTCAACATATCCAGAAGGTGGAACTGCTAATTATGCGTCAAATCAACCAGTATATTACAGTTCCTCACCATTTAATGATATAATATCATCGGGTAGAGCAAAACCAAATAGAGTTTATTTTAATCCATTTGTAATTCCAACCCAAACAACAATACAAATATTGCGACTTAGTGGATATCAAAACGGATTATGTGGTGGAACTGGAAATGTATTTTTAGGAATATATAATGCAAATTCTTATGGTATGCCAAAAGACAAACTATATTCGTCCAGCAGTCTAGTAGTATTAAGTGATTTTGCCAATACTCATGATTATAATCCTTCTGGATTGATTACTCTATCTCCTGGATATTATTATCTTGCAGCAGTATTTAATAATAATCCTACACTATATTCGTTTACTACTGGAGCGCAAACCAGTACAAGTCCATTTGGATCTCAAAATCTTGCTGGTGGATATCAGAACCGAGCTATTATTATAGATCAGGGTGGATTTACCTTACCGATAAGTGGAATCACTAGTGGTGCTAGATTTGTTGATTATAGCGTTGGTGGAACATATACAAATCTTATGGTAAGTCCACTAATAGAATTTAGGATTCTATAATGAAAGTATTCAAACAATACAGTTTCAACGAACTCACACAAGAATCAACTTTAATAGATGATAGAGATTTTTATCATTGTAAACAATTTCAATTAAAAGAGCTAAGAAATATTGCTAACAAACTGATTATCTCTAGTGTTCCAGAATATAAGCAAAGAAACGCAGCACTTGGATTGCTGTCTGATGAAGAAACACAACAGATTAAAGATTCAATACAAGCAATAAGAACAATATCAAATCAAAAAGAAGCAGAGATACTCGCAGTTGTTTGGGATGGACAAGAATCCACAAGAGCAGAAGCGTGTGATATAGTTCAGAGGATATTCTGGGAATAAATAATTAAACTACCATGCCACTAGATTTTCCTTCAAATCCAACCCTCAATTTACCATACACTTTCAACGGAACTCAATGGAAGTGGAATGGTTCTGCTTGGTTGATTGTTGGTGATAATTTTGGTACTACAGGAGCAACAGGACCAGCTGGAAATACTGGAAACACTGGTAATAATGGAACAACAGGTAACACTGGTGCTACGGGATCTG